TAGAGAGCAATGTGATAAAGATCAGGCCGGTATTCGTGCTAATGAAATTGCACAAATGGTTAAGGATCGTAAAGAAGTTGCTAAGTGGTTAGCGCATGTAATACTAAAGCATGATATAGATAAAATGCCTATATTAAAGCCTTTGCATGGTGAAGATTATCATACAAGATTCGCTGATCAAAAGAGCACAACTGATACTACATTTGATGAGATTATGCCCTTGCTGTTAAATCAAGGTGCTGTTAGCGGACAGATTTTAGCAGATATTTTTAATGCTAAAACACAGCCAAAAACTCCTGTGACAAGCAGAAATATTCTTAAGAGTTTTACAACTTATTTGAATAAGAACAAAATTAAGTTTAGTAAAACTGGTAATACTGCTAGATTCCATATTACATGGAAAGGGCAAACATTGGCTACTACACAAGGTGCCGTTATTAAGTTTAACGAGTTTGCTAATAAGTTTGAGTGGAGTAAAATTAGCAGTAAAATGTACCACAAAGGCACAGCATTAGCCAATGAAGATTTGGTAGATTTTACCGATGAATTGGCTATGGAAAATGTAGAACGGGAATATGAAGAGCCCGAATCGTTATTCGAAACCGATGACGACTATGATGATTAAGTTGCGATAGTGGCGAATGTTGCGAATTTTTCGCATTTTAGCATAGAAGTAGAAAAAAAGATTTTTTTCTACTACAGGCAAAAACCGTGAAAATTCGCAACATACGCAACATGTGCAACACAGCAACACAAGATAAAGGAATAAAAATGAACAATTTATGGAATAACCCCGGGGTCCCACATAAAGGATGGACAGAATTAACCGTAGATGATTTGGAAGAAGCAACACATTGTTGCGAAATGTGCGGTAAAGAGGAAATACGCTATGTGCATGTAATGAGTCACCCAGAGCATGAAAATTTAAGTGTAGGGTTTGTATGCGCTGAAAGAATGAGCAATGATTATGTTCGTTCAAAAGAAAACTTAAAACAAGCACGATTACTATCTACTAATAAACGTAATTGGTTTAATAAAACTCAATGGCGTAAAAGTAGTATAATCGATGGATATTTAAGAGAAACAAGAACCATAATAGCACGTGCCGAAAACTATCGTGCAGGTGTTCATATATGGACTATAAAAACTAAAAATGGACATCAACATAGCGGTCTAGCATATAATTTAGAAGATGCAAAAAAACGTGCTGAACAAGCTGTTAAATCTCTACAAATTATGCGTTAAAAGCGTTTATAGACATAAATAAATCGAAAGGAATAAAATGCTTTATCTACCACAAACATTTCGCTTATTCACACAGCAATGGCTGATTAGAGCAGCCAGACCCGGAGAACTGCCTGAAGATCTTGGGCAATGCCGTCCGGATCAATTAGAACTGGTTATAAATCACGCACAAGCGGATGAAACTATGTGTCATACCTTATTACATGAGGTAGTGCATAGTTGGGAACAAAAGTTATTATTAAACTTAACAGAACAGCAAGTAGATTTATTATCACTTGCATTATTGGATTTTATAAGAAACAATCCTGATTTCTTCACACAATTTCAAACTATAGAGGAAGACAATGATGATACAGCCGAATAAACCAAAAAACCCTAACTACAAAGGTAAGCCAAAACGTATAACTCATGAAGTTGCTAACTGGCAATGGGATCATGATAAAATAGAACGTAAAATGATTAAAAATGAACCCGATGAATGTTGGGCATGGCAGGGGGCAAAGGGTCCATATGGAAATTTAATGGGCGCACATAAGAATACAGCGGGAGAGTGGCACCCACAGATGATTCAATTAAATAGACTATTAGCCATGGAACAACTCAATGAAGATATCAGTGACCGCGCTGTTTATATGCGTTGCGGTAATATATTCTGCTGTAATACACGACATTTCAGTATTGTAGATAAAGTAGGTACAAAACGAAAGGACATTTATCTTGGTAAAAGTTTCAATGAGTGAATATCAGTTGCTTTCAACTACAGATGAACTGCGTGAAGAAATATTGTCGATGATTAGAGAGTTTGCTCATGATGCGGGTATAGACTGGCAGTTTGAATATAGATGGGCTATGATGTCAGATGAAAACTATATGTTAGCCAGGATCAAACACGAGAAAATTTTATCAGCATTAACCGTAAGGAGAATATAATGAGCAGACCACAACGACCAATATTACACAGCGCCGAACGTGATGGCGCATTATGGGAAATAGTCCAAGCAGAAAGTTATTATATAATCACTTATCAAGGCCGTGCTGTTAATGTAAAAAGCACAAGTTGGGCCATGAACTACAAACATAAAAAATATAAAAAGATGGCTTATCCCACAGAAAAGTCAGCTGATAATCAAGCACGAAGATTTAACGAAATATTCGGCTGCGAAGATTTTAGTTATCAACGAGTAGGAGATTAAATACTCTATGACACAAAAATATTACACACCAGCACCCGGCCGCAGCCCTAGTAGTAGGGTAGAAGATAACACAGATACCGTTATTATCGATCGTGAAGATTATAAACTGATAACAAAACTGCGGGAATTTAGACCCTATCAATGGGTATTGACTATCAGTCAATGGTATCCGGAACAGGGATGGCATCACGATCAATATTTTTTAGAGCCCGAAGAACTGGCTCGTTTTAGGGAATTATTCGAATAATGGCAGAGAAACCAGGACCTAAACCCGGACCTAAATGGGGAGAAAAAATAGTCCCTGGCGTCATAGTGGGTCGTAATAAAACCATAGTGCCTCCAGAAGAGGTAGAAGATTTAGCCGCATTGGGCTGCACCGACAGAGACATTGCCAATTGGTTTGGCGTAGATGAAAACACACTGAGATATAATTTTAGCGATAATTTAGTTAAAGGTAGGGAGAACTTAAAGATTTCCCTACGCCGAGCTATGTTAAAAAATGCCTGCGTGAATCTAAATGCCGCCGTGCAGATCTTCTTAGCGAAAAACATGCTGAGCATGAGTGATAGTGGCATGACCACAGATAGCAGTAAGGTCCTACCTTTTACAGATGATGACCTAGACGAGATTAAGGATAAACTCGAAGATGAACTAGATCAACTAGATGCCCCTGAGTAATGCACAAAGACTGATAGCAGACAGCCCACTACGCTTTAGAGTAGCCGTATGTGGGCGTCGTTTTGGCAAAACACATCTAGCACTTAGAGAACTGGCCAAGTTTGCCCGCCAACCTGATCAACGCTGTTGGTATGTGGCTCCTTCATATAGAATGGCCAAACAGATTCTGTGGAAGAAGTTAAAGAAAAAACTTACCAGCATCAATTGGGTCAAGAAGATCAACGAAACAGAACTAACTCTAGAATTAGTCAATGGCAGTGAAATAGCACTCAAAGGTGCCGACAACTATGACAGCCTGCGTGGCGTGGGACTTAACTTTCTAGTCATAGACGAAGCCGCAGACATAGACAGAGAAGCATGGTATGAAGTTCTGCGTCCTACACTAAGTGATACTGGTGGTAGTGCCTTATTCCTAGGCACACCCAAAGGCTATAATTGGTTTAAAGAAATCTATGACATGGCTAAGACCAAGCGAGACTGGGTAAGTTTTCAATTTACTACTCTAGATGGTGGCAATGTTCCACAAGAAGAAATAGAACAGGCTCGCATTGACCTAGATGCAAGAACATTTGCACAGGAATTTCTTGCAACATTTGAAAAGTATTCAGGCATCATTGCCTATGCTTTTGGCGAACACAATTACGCACCCGCTCCTGCAATAGCAGCACATACACCCTTGATCATAGGCATGGACTTTAACACCAACCCTATGAGTGCTGTTGTTATGATGAGAACCCCCGATGGGCTACACGCCATCGATGACATTGCTTTATACAGCAGTAATACTACAGAGATGATAGATGAAATTAGAACCAGATACCCGCATAATCCTATTACTTGTTTCCCTGACCCTGCTGGCGTTGCTCGCAAAACAAGTGCCAATGGAAATACAGATATTCGATTGCTTGAGCAGGCCGGATTCACCGTGCGTTACCATCGCCAGCACGCCCAAGTCAAAGATAGAATAAATGCTGCCAATAGTCTATTTTTTCGTAGAGATGATGGCACAACAAGATTTTTAATAGATCCCAAATGTAAGAATACTATTAAGAGTCTACAAAACTACAGTTACAAGGAAGATAGTCAAATACCAGACAAAGGTGTATATGATCACATGTTTGACGCATTGACCTATCCCATAGAATTCTTATTCCCCATTAAGCCTGCTGTAGTTGCACAGAGCCAGCCGCAAAGATTCGGTCATAGGCTAGCATAAATAAAATATCCTTAAGGAATCCTAATAAATGGACGCTACTTTACAAAACGCTTATGCGCTGGCTACCGGTGCAAATAACATATACTCGGCGAATAGATCACGCTGGCAGTTTCTCTACGATAGTTACGTAGGTGGAGAAACTTATCGCAACGGTGCTTATCTCACACGCTACCAATTGGAATCCGCAGACGAATATCAACTACGTCTTAAGACTACACCTCTAGACAATCAATGTCGCAGCATTATTGCTACCTATATCAGTTTCTTATTTAGACAAGAACCCGATCGTGAAATGAATAGTTTGGAAATGGAACCGGCGTTAAAAAGTTTCATGCAGGATGCCGATTGGGAAGGCAGAGACGTAGATAGTTTCATGAAGCAGGCAGCAATTTGGGCCAACGTATTTGGACACAGTTGGATCATCATGAGCAAACCTGATGTAGGTGCTATCACTCGCGCGGATGAATTAATGGTGGGCGTAAGACCTTACGTTAATCTACTAACACCTTTGGTAGTCACAGATTGGGCTTGGCAGCGTCAGATGAATGGCAGTTATAGACTGACCTATTTCAAATATGTAGAAGACGTTAATGGCAGCGAAACAGTAATCAAAGAGTGGACAGATGAAATGATTACTACCACTGTAGTTGATACAGAAAATACTACAGTATTAAGTGTGGAATCAGTGCCCAATGGACTAGGCATGATTCCGGCTGTAATCGTCTATGCACATACTAGCGCAGTGCGCGGTATCGGCCTCAGCACAATCGAAGACATTGCAGATGCACAGCGTTTTATCTACAACATGAACAGTGAAGTAGAACAGGCAGTAAGATTAGGTTCACATCCTAGTCTAGTTAAGACACGCGAAACTGCCGCCGGCGCCGGAGCAGGCAGTGTTATCGAAATGCCGGAAAATATGGATCCCGGCTTAAAGCCTTATGTGCTAGAGTTTAGCGGACAAGATATTAGCAGCATTTATACCAGCATTGATAAGACTGTGGCTAGTATCGACAAGATGGCTAACACCGGCAGCATACGTGCTACTGAAGCAGTGGAAATGAGTGGCATCAGCCGCCAAGTAGAGTTCCAATTGTTAGAAGCAAGACTTAGCGAGCAAGCAGACAATATTGAATTGGCCGAAGAACAATTATGGAAATTATATGCTGCCTATCAAGGCATGTCATGGGACGGTGAAATCAAATATCCGGATAGTTTTGCTGTGCGTGATGTTACAGATGAATTAGATCAATTAGTTAAAGCACATGCAGTGATTCTAGATCCTGCTCGCAGACTGTTAATCGAACATGAAATCATGGAATTGGTCGATATTGAAGATGCCGAATTAGAAAAGCACGAAATCGAAGAAGACCAATTTGAAAAACATTATATGGTAAATCCAGCAACCGGGGATAGAATAT